TTCAACACCTTTTCTAAGGAGATTACAAAACTAACACATGGCATTTCTCAAAACAATACTCGGATTAGCCTTAACCAGAGACAAATCAGAGATCTTGAACATGAAATTCAAACTATTACCAGTAACCTGCAGAACAGAAATACTGAACATGAGAAATTAGAACAGTTTAAACAAAATCTCCAAAAGACAATTGAATATCTTTCAGACAAAAAACAAGAAATCGTTCACTACGATTTTGCATATTCCTTACTTAAGGATGACGGTGTAAAAACGAAGATTATTAGAAAATATCTTCCCTTTATCAATCAGCAGGTAAATCGTTACCTACAGATGATGGAATTCTATATCAATTTTAAACTTGATGAAGAATTTGGTGAAACTGTTGAATCTCCTATTCATGAGGATTTTTCTTATAGTTCCTTTAGTGAAGGTGAGAAGATGAGAATTGATCTAGCACTACTTTTTACATGGCGAGAAGTTGCTAGAGTCAAAAACTCTGTTAATACCAACCTATTGATTATGGATGAAGTTTTTGATTCATCTCTTGATGGATTTGGAACCGATGAGTTTCTTAAGATTATCCGATATGTAATCAAAGATGCAAATATCTTCGTAATTTCGCATAAGTCTGAACTTCATGATAAGTTTGAAAATGTGATAAAATTTGACAAAGTGAAAGGATTTTCTCGTACTGTGCAATGAATTGGAGAGAAGAATATAAGCAGTTCACGAGTAACAAAAAAGAACTCGATCTGCTAGAAACCGGACCAAAGAGTCTGGCACAGTCATGGCATATGCAATCCATGTATAATAAATGGAAACGTATTAAAGGAATTTCTGATGAACACTCCTAATTGGCAGCACCACTCTAAGAAAGAACAGAAACCCACGCTCAAACCACAAGCGATGAGGGCACGTAGAGAAGCACTCAGACAGTTCAAGAAGAGGCACATGAACCCGTCCAAGAGGCGGGTTTCGTCGTATTATGAGTCCATACGAATGATACTCCCTAATGACAGTCAATCACGAGATCAAATCGCATCTGGCTAAACTCCTTGCAACTGAGGATTTGGTTGTTGAGCATCGATATGTTGAAACAGCACAGTTCAATGTTCACACTCGTGTTTTGACTCTTCCAATGTGGGAGCGAGCAAGTAGTGATGTTTATGATATGTTGGTAGGGCATGAAGTAGGACATGCCCTTTATACTCCAGATCGTGATTGGTTGAAGGAAAGAACCATCTCACCTCAGATAGTGAATATCGTTGAAGATGTTCGTATTGAAAAAATGATGAAGCGTCGTTACGCTGGTATCTCTAAGACTTTTTATCGCGGTTATAGCGAACTATCAGATCAGGATTTCTTTGCTCTGGAGAATGAAGATATTGATCTGATGAATCTAGCAGATCGTATCAATCTTCATTTTAAAATTGGTAACTTTGTTGACATTCCATTCAAAGATGGAGAAAGTTACTTTGTTAAAATGGTTTCTGATTGTGAAACCTTTGATGATGTTTTGGATGTTGCTGAAGAACTATACAAGTATTGTAAATCGGAAGTAAAAACTGACACGCATCAGAAGCAAGAACAGGGAGAATCGGAACAGGGGCAAGAATCTCCTGATGGATCTACTGAACCTGGAAAATCTATGGATGATGAATCTATGGAATCTGCAGAGTCTGAAAGTGATGAATCCTATGGTGGTACATTGGAGCAGAATCAACATAATGAAATGGGTGGTGTTGGAAATGATATCGAACTTAAGACAGTAGATTCCTTAGAAGAATCAATTAAAGAACTTGCCTCAATGGAAGGATTTGAAAATGTTTATGCTGAACTTCCAAAAATCGACTTAGATAATATTATTGTTCCTAATTCTGAAATTCATGAGCGTTGTATAAAGGAGTGGGAAGATTATGAAAAACATGATTGTTTTGAATTTATTGATGTCAAGTTTAATGAATTTAAAAAATCTGCACAGAAAGAAGTTAACTATCTTGTAAAAGAGTTTGAGTGTAAGAAAGCAGCAGATTCTTATTCTCGTGCCACTACTGCTCGCACTGGAGTTTTAGATTGTAGTAAACTTCATACTTATAAGTATAATGAAGATTTATTCAAGAAAGTTACAACTCTTGCCGATGGTAAAAATCATGGATTGATCTTTATGCTTGATTGGTCTGGTTCTATGTGTGATGTAATGCTTGATACTGTCAAGCAAATGTTCAATCTTGTTTGGTTTTGTAAAAAAGTTAATATCCCATTTGAGGTATATGCATTTACTAATGATTATCCTTTAATAAAATACTATGAAGATGGCACATCATTTCGACCCGCTTCATATGAGAAAAGGGATGGTATTGTTGCTTTTAGTGAATGGTTTTCTTTAATGAATATTCTGTCTAGTAAAACCAATATGAAGGAATTGGAAAACCAAATGCGTAATGTTATTAGACTTGCTCATGCATTTTCACGCACTCATTGGGCAAAATATCCTATTCCTACAGGATTGAGTCTTTCTGGAACTCCTTTAAATGAAGCAATTGTATGTCTTCATACAATTATTCCTCAATTCAAAAAACAATACAATCTACAAAAAGTTCAATGTGTTGTTCTATCTGATGGTGAAGCAAACCCACTTGCTTATCATAGAGAACTTCAAAGATTTTTTGATAAAACTAGTAGTGAACCATATATTGGAACTGGAAGAATGGGATCTAATTCATTCCTCCGTGATCGTAAAACTGGTAATACATATTCCTTTGATTGTGAATGGTATGGTTTCACTGATGTGCTTCTTCGCAATCTTAAAGATAATTTTATGAATACTAATTTTGTGGGTATCCGTGTTCTTGAACCTAGGGATGCAAAGTCTTTTATCCGCCGATATTGTGGATGGGGAACTAGTTATCAAGAAGTTGAAACTGTATGGCGTAAGCAAAGGGCATTCTCTATCAAGAAATCTGGATATCATACTTACTTTGGTATTTCTTCAAATACCCTTTCTCAAGATTCTGAATTTTCAGTAAAGGAGGATGCAACTAAAACACAAATTAAATCTGCTTTTGTAAAAAGTTTGAAGAATAAAAAAATGAATAAAAAAATCTTAAATGAGTTTGTTGAACTGGTTGTTTGATAAATAATTGGAAAATATAAATTAAATACCATGTCAAAATTTGGAGAATTAATTGGGATTCAAACTCCTCAATCAACAGCACCAGCTCCTGCTGCACCTACTCCTCCTGCCCCTGTAGCATCTCCTTCACCAGAGGCAAAGGCATCTGAACCTGCTGTTAAACCAACTCCACCAAAATCACCTGGAGCCCCTACACCAAAAGATTCTTGAGTATACACCTGAAATACTGTCACATGGGGTGCTTAACGGTGCCCCTTTTTCTTGTATAATAACTTCAGTTGAAACAAACGACCAACGTTATGGCACTCTCTTCCGATTACATTCGTATATCATTACAATCTGTATATGGAGAAATGGTCACCAGTGCAGAGATTAAAGCATGGTGTGCAATGAACGGTGCTAATTATCAAACTGTTACTAATAAACTTTCTGAGTATAAATCTTCGCGTGGTAGGTGGAATCTTGAAGTAAATCAACAGAAAGTAGATGAAATTGAACGTACATATCAGTCTCCTTCTGCTATTCCCGTTGCCGATCGGCAAGAAATGAATCTCGTTCCTGATAAAGATGATACTTTCGTCAAGTTTGGTAACTTTGGTGATCTTAAAAAAATTGTTCAGTCCAATCTTTTCTATCCAACGTTCATTACGGGTCTTTCGGGTAATGGTAAAACGTTATCTGTAGAGCAAGCTTGTGCTCAACTTGGAAGAGAACTTATTAGAGTTAACATTACTATTGAAACTGATGAAGACGATCTTATTGGTGGTTTCCGTCTTGTCGATGGGGCAACTGTTTGGCATAACGGACCTGTCGTGGAAGCACTCGAACGTGGAGCAATCCTGCTACTCGATGAAGTTGATCTTGCTAGCAATAAAATCCTCTGTCTCCAATCCATCCTTGAAGGTAAAGGTGTGTTCCTGAAGAAGATTGGTAAGTATGTAAAACCAGCAAAAGGTTTCAATGTATTTGCCACTGCTAATACTAAGGGTAAGGGTTCTGATGATGGTAGGTTTATTGGAACCAATGTTCTCAATGAAGCATTCTTAGAACGTTTCCCAGTAACCTTTGAGCAATCTTATCCAACTCCTACAATCGAACAGAAAATCCTTGAGGGTATTTCTTTGGATCTTGGATTGGAAGATCGCGACTTCTGCAAACGTCTTGTTGATTGGGCAGATATCATTCGTAAAACTTTCTATGATGGTGGTATCGAAGAAATTATTTCTACTCGTCGTTTGGTTCATATTATTCGCGCTTATGCAATCTTCCAAGATAAAGCAAAGGCAATTGAAGTTTGTGTAAATCGTTTTGATGATGAAACCAAACAGGCATTTATTGAACTTTATGATAAGGTAGATGCTGACTTTCAAATGCCTTCATATGATAAGACACCCTTTGCAGATAAGGTGAAAGAGTGATATAATATGACTAACTCTTGGTCTTTCTTACACGATAAATTATTAACTATGGATGAATACCCATATCCTGAGATTAAAGTCTCACAAAAAACAACTATAGATTATGGATTGGATGAATATCCATATCCAGATTATACTGAATTATCAACGGATAAAACTGTTGATGACGGTATGCGCCCTTGGGGGCACAGTGACCATGAATATCAAATCAGTCTTAACATGAATAACGACTCCAATCGATACAAATATAACGAGGTAGAAATCCTTAAAGAACTTTCAGATTACATTGCAGGAACATATCGACAGCATTATTCTGCTGGTAGTGATAAAATTCAAACACTTGATTTGATTGAAGCATGTGGTGATGGTGAAGCATTTTGTAGATCCAATATCCTCAAGTATGCTTCTCGCTATGATAAGAAAGGTACTGCTCGACGTGACATCATGAAGATTTTGCATTATGCTGTTCTTCTGATGCATTTCAACGATAAGAATGCAAATCTTGAAATTTATCCTCAATAATAATGAAACTCAAAGACCAAACCATGAAACTTTCTGATAACACTCTCACTGTTCTAAAAAACTTTGCAGGTATCAACAATTCAATTTTAGTGAAAGAGGGTAATCGTCTTCGCACGATTTCTGTAGCAAAAAACATTCTTGCCGAAGCAGAAATTAAGGAAGATTTCCCCCGCGATTTTGCAATTTATGACCTCAATCAGTTTTTGAATGGTCTTAGTTTGCATCAAGATCCTGATCTAGATTTCAACCAAGATTCTTATCTTAGTATCAAAGAAGGTAAGCGACGTGTAAAATATTTCTTTGCAGACCCTGCAGTTATTATTTCACCTCCAGAGAAAGACATCACACTTCCTTCTGAAGATATTTCCTTTCAACTGGATAGTGCTTCTTTAGAAAAACTTACTAAGGCAGCACAAGTTTACCAACTTCCAGATCTTTCTGCTGTTGGAGAAGCGGGTGTTATTAAACTGGTGGTTCATGATAAGAAGAATGATACTTCCAATCAGTATGCCATCATTGTTGGTGAAACTGATAAAGAGTTTGCATTCAACTTCAAAGTAGAAAACATCAAAATTATTCCTGGTGCTTATGATGTAGTAGTTTCTTCCAAACTACTTTCAAAGTTTACTAACACTAAGTATGATCTGAAGTATTACATTGCTCTAGAACCTGATTCGAGTTTTGGATGAAAACTCTTACTGGGATGAGAGTTGTAGGCAGCATTATGGTTATTGCTGCTTATTTTGTAGTTCTGCATGTCAATTTGACTGCTGGTGTAATTATGAATGTTATTGCTGATACACTATCAATCCCATTTTTTGTTCGAACAAAATCTTGGGATATTGTGTTTATGCTAGGATTTTTATTGGCAATTAGTTTTAGTAAACTTTTATCATGAATATTTTCGTAACAGACGAAAGTCCATGGCAATCTGCTTCTGTTCTGCCTGATAAGCACATTGTTAAGATGCCTCTGGAGACCTGCCAGATGCTCGCTATAGTCGCCTCAGATAAGTGGGGTCATGGTTA